TCTCAAAAAACTAGCTTTATCCACATTGTTAGGCACACGAAACATCCATTCTGAATGTTTTACTTTTGTCTTTTTCTGGTTTATGCTCGTGTATTTTCCATTACTGTCAAAAAACCTTTTTGGTATCGCTGCGTTGTTTCTATGAACTTGATTTCTTAGTTTATCAAGAATGTCATAACATTCCTTTACGTGATCACCGAGCAGATACACAATCTTATCTATCTCATCGTGACAGGGAATCGTTCCATTATCACATTGAAGTTTTCTTTCTTGTTCTTCTCGCCACTCTTCAAGTGCTTCAGGAAAAATAATCCAATCATCGTCACTGATTTCTTTTGGATTATCATAGTTTGTCACTATCAAAACACAATTTCCAAATGGGTCATTGGCATAACGTCTTTTAGTGGTACATGCTTTATTTCTAGCTTTGGTCTTGAACTCGATATTCATACCATCACAAAAGCCATCAAACTTATTATCCCTTTTGTGTTCCTCGGTGAAACCAAAACGTTTTTTTTGCAAAGTTTCTCTTCCGTTATCTTGCGCTTTAGCCATTTAACAACTCCCGCATCTTGAATAGACCAATCTCTTTGTGTTTACACTCTAGCATCACATCGACGTCAAGTCCATGGGTGTATACAGGTTCCCAGTAGGAATCTGAGTGCGCGTTTGCTCGGATGCGTACATCATTGTGTTCGATTGCACGCGACTGCGAGTAATGTATCACAGGTTTTACGTCACCCCATGTCACTGCAGCGGTAAGCATGGCTTCTTCGTCGTCTATGCCACCAGTGCAGAACTTGTGGTGGTGGACATCGTGGACAACCGGTATTCCGATGCGTTCGTAAACTTCGTCGTGTAACTCTTTGGTGCTGTATAGCGATGCCTTGTCGTCGTTCTCTACAGTAAGACGCGAGCGAACAGCGTCGGAGAGACGCTCGAAGTTGACACAAAAATTTTCGAGCGCCATTGCCTTGTTGTTGTAGTGAGCGCCGACATGGATATTTATCTTTGCATACGGTGTTCGGGGTAAACCCAACATATCAAAAAACTTACCATGTATTTCTAAATCTGTAATGGTATTCTTTATTACGTGCTCTTTTGGACTTGTAAGTTTGTTGAATGGTCCGGGGTGACTAGTCAACCTGTGTCCCATTTCACGAGCATAGTCACCTGCTTTCTTGCACCAATACATAATCTTTTCATAGTCTTTTAGGCTTTCGATATCATACTCGGATGCCCAAGGAAAGAACTGTGAAGATAAACGAAAGAACTTAATGTTGTGTTCTTCGTTCCATTGTAAGATAGAGTATAGGTCTTTGCAATTTTGTAGTGCTAACTCTGAAGCGTAGTCAACTCCTTTCTGATCGAACGTGCGTCTAATCATTGAGCGGTTAGTGGTAATCCTCTCCGACTTCTTACGGTTGGATAGGGACATATTTAAACAAGCGTATCCTAAATTCATCATGGGTATATATTATTACATATTTTAAGTAATGTCAAGTTATATTTCATCAAAAAGAAACTGATCAAATGTTTTCATCTTGTTTAAATATTCTTCACCGTGGATACCATGAAGCGTTGCGGCGACACTGCTCAGTAAAGAGTTGCCGTCTTGTGGAGTAAAACAGAAACCAGTTACAACTGTGTTTCCATAAGCCGGTGCGACATTTAAACTTTCTTTAGCGATTACCGTGTGATTAAATATCCTGCCATAATATCCATGGTCACGACCAAACGAGAATACTTTATTAGTTAATGTCTTGTGTGTTAGGGCAATGTGTTTATTCTCTTTTAGCAGATTAACGATATCTCCCTCTGTCGCATAACCCTTTAAGGTGACATTAAATCGTATTAAGTGCATGTATTGACTGTTTATTTTTAATGCACTTGAAAACAATCTAGGTGTCGAGTTTAATGTCTTGAACAAATCATGTGCATCTTTCGCATGATGTGTGCCGAACATATTATCTCCATGTCCTCCAACTTGAGGTGAAGCAATAAAGCTACCGTTCTGACTTATATCATTAGCTCTACGGATACAAGTAAAATCTCCGCTTACAAAATTCTTGTCTACATCTCCCCCGCTCAAAGTTTTTACTAATGAAGAAATGTTATGTGTGTTACAGCTAACGACTTGAACATAGCTACTATCATTCTTCATTAAAGCTGTGTCGTTGATGCCAAAAGCGTAAGGTAATCCGAAGTCCTTTTCGCTACCTTGAGCGATAAAAGTTTTCTTTTTATTTTTTGTGGCACAATAATCTTGATTGTTTAATGCCTCGTAAATGTTTTCTTTATTATCATTGCCGGCAGGAGTGCAATCAATAATGACATCTGCCAAGTCAAATGCTAGACCAGAAGTGATTCCTGCTTTGTGTCCACAACTTTCGAATGCCTCTAGTTTGTCCTTGTCGACAACCAGCTTCGCGCCGCGATTTACTAGACTATTTACTTTTGCCCTCTCATCCAACAATGGCGTTCGCTTATGAAAAAACACACGAATGCCCAATTCATCTCTAAAGTCGGAAAGCAAACCAATAAGTGGCTCACCAATCGTTCCAGTTCCGACGACCAACACGTTTTTTAACATTATACCTCTCTTGTTATTATGCGTAATTTAAATTATATTTTATCAAATGTCAAGATATTTTTAAGAGAGAGTAGGCTTTTACCTTGACTATCTTTCTGTGATCTCCGCACCATTCTACTATTGCGTATCGGAGAAAGGCTTCTTGCTCGAACGTTACGTCTTCGGATCTTTCGTAAAACACCGAAACAACTAAACCTATTCTGTCGTCTGGTAAAGTTCGTAAGACTACTAAATCGCCTACATCTATCGGTTCGCATATCAAGCAAAGCACCCTCCCCTATAATAGATAGTGGTGCAGTGTTGCGTTTAGCCAAATATGTCGAACTTCTTAAAGTAGTTTCTTACGTTTTCATTGGTGGACGTGGGCACTTTTGCTACCCTGGCAAACGCTCTTTGGAAGATTGCTTTTAGTTCATCTTCGTCGTCAATGTCGTTTACTATTTTCTCTACCGCGTTAAACTGACCTTCGCTGGAATTGTCGGTGAGTCCTATTTCGTATTGCATGTTATAGTCATTGTCATTATCTGGTCCAGACACGTAGAGTGAGGAATTTGGGTAGCTATACTCGCCTTCTTCGCCTCCAACTGCTTTTCTCAACTCCTCTCTTACAGCAACGTGATATTCTCTGCTCGCGTCATTAAGACCGCCGAATTTCATTGGTCCACCCATGACAATCATTTTTGTTATTTCTCTCTGAACGTGTGCGATTACTGCTTTTAGGTCTGGTAGCGCTTCGGACTTTTTATCCTCAAACTCTTGACTGACGACTTCATAACCTACCACGTTGTCGTCAGCGTCATAAACCCTTGCGACCTCTGCTATCTCGCTTCCATCGAACTTAACTGGAATAAGAGTGCTTAATCCACCTGGGGTGGGGTTGCGATCTAAAGTCACTGGGATCTTTTTTACTAAGTCTTCCAGATTTACATACTGCCTTGTCTCAATCTCAATATCAGTTGGGTTATAGCGGTCGTCCATTTCAGAATCCCACTCGTAGTAAGTGTTATCATTAAACATTTTAGCGAACTCTTGAATAGGACTGCCTTTGATAGCGCCCTCAATCATTAGTGCCTCTCGCACTGCTAACTCGTATTGTTCGTGAGCATCGTCTTGTCGATCAATATTAGATAATAATTCATCAAGACCATCTATTCCATAAGCAAGTGTTCCGCCTTCTCTATTTATAGACATCATATCGAGAGGAACATCAATAAAGACCATTCCGTCCGATCCTCTATAATACACTCGTTCTTCTTTATCTACTGGTAGGTAATCAGACATATACTCTACAATGTTCTGTATTGCATTTCTCGTGAAGTCGGTGAAAGCGGATTGGGTAAACTCATCTTCTGGGATTTTCACCACCATCACCGCTTCATTAATGGAAATATAAAATTGTCCGTCTTCAAGATCAATGTCGCCCATAGTGACCCTCGCAGCATGGGAACGTCTATTAAACTCATCCACCATTTCTTCTGCTTGTTCTGTGACCGCGCCAACACCTGCTGTGAGCGTTAAACTATTTTCGGTTGTAGAATCTACTTGTATATACCCTGTAAAGTCTGATAAGTTTTCAAAGCGGTCATCATCTAAAAGCTGTCTTAATAATGTCTCTGGTGAGTTATCTTGGTGATAAGTTCCACCATGACGTATCCAGTTGTCCATATTAAATTTTCCGTCTGAAAGCATGTCCTCATCGTCTTTCATTTTCTTAAGAGAATCTTCCTGTGATCCTTGCGCCCACTTAACAACGCTATTCACCATAGCATCACCAAAACCTCTGTTGTCTCCATAAACTCTCTTTGCTGGGACGGCGATGGTCATATTAAACTTTGGTGAAGAGTATTTTCTTATTCTTAATCTGTTTATGGGTGTAATCTCACCTTCCACTCTTTCGTCGTCATAGAAGAATTCTTCTTCGTCATCCTCGTATTGATCTAAAAGTGCTTGGTAATCTCCTTTGTCCAGTTCTTTTTCTTCTAGTGCCTCATCCAAGTCTTCATTGCGAACAAGATAAGCAACTGGTCCGTGTCCGTGTGCTTCTGCTACGGCACACTTATAGTAAGAAGCATCGCCGCCTTTGGATGGTGGCGAGTGGCATGACTGAATGCGGTCAAAGTCAGACATTCTAAAAACATCAATCGGATGTCTTGTGATGATAACGGTGTGTCCGGACTTTGTTGCGCCGCGCTTCTCCCAATCAGAAAGCACTTCTTTGAGCTTGTATACCATCAACTTAAGTTGAACTGGGTCCGTCTCGGGGTCGACAAAGAACTGTCTATACTTTTTTTCATCGCCTTTTTCTAAAAAGTTAATACCTTTTCTTAGAAGTTTACCCACCTTCATTTGACGACGGCGCAGGTTTCTTTGCATTTGTGCTATTTTCTCTGAGTCGGCTGGCTTACTCAGGTTTGCTACATTTATTTTGCCCTCTGGGGTTACAAAACTTTCTTGTTGATCCAAAGATAGCATTCTTGTGTTTTTACTCCTGCCTTCGCCGCTGCTCATAGTGTAACCAGTTGCGATGCCTGTTTTCATATCGACAGTGTAACCTGCTTTGTTTAGGAACTTTTCTGTTTCTGTTTTGATGCCTTCTGTGCCGAGAGGAATGGCGATTCTCATTTTGTCGCCAAAGATATTATTGAATGAAAGGTCTTTTGGATCTAGTTTGAGAAGTATATCATCGAGTTCCCCGATCTCTTCTTCCGTGGCTTCCTCAATAGGCTCTTTGTTTTCTGTTAGATATTGGTCCCAACGGTTCATCCAATCTGTCATATTTTATGTCTCCTGAACTGTAGTATTAATTAGTATTTAATGATACTTAATGCGCGTTTTTAAAATCCAATCCCAGAAAGGTGAGGTTACGCCCCAATTTGCATTTTGGTTTTTGCCCATATGGTGGTCATAATGCCACGGATAATTCTTTTTACCCCACTCAGGATTTATGTGTGACCTTCTGTGAATGTAAAAGTATCGGCAAGTAAAGAAGAGAAGACTACAATAAAAGAAATAACTGATGAACAAAAGAGGCAGATGAATTAAAGCAAGTAACGTTAACGAACCTACCTCTTGTGTTACTGAGGGATGTGGCGGGAAGCCAAGGTAACTGTCGTCTATGTAATCATTTTTTCTCACCATCCTGTGATGATGGTGCCAATGTGAAGAGAAGGGACTTTTCTTTTTCTTTCCCAATCCGTGGAAAACATATTTATGTATAACCCATTCAAGCAAGTTGGAATAGACAAATGCTAAACCAAACAGCAATGGGTAAATAAACATGATAACCTCCAGATTGTAAAAGAAAACGTGTGCTCTATTAATAACTATATAATAATAAAACGAAAAGGAGGATTAGTCAAGATTTTTTTATTTTTATTCTGAATTTTCTTTCTTGCAGGGCAAGTTTCATTTGTTTTTCTCTTTCTTCTTGCGAAGCAAAGTATTCTGCGTCTTTGCTTGCTCTAAACTTTGCCTCTGCTTCTTCTTCCTCTTTTTTCTTTTGCTCTTCTGGGTTGTAGATGATTTCATCTTGTTCTAATGAGTTTATTAAATCTTCAGCAAAGCCTTCTTTATTGCCTATATTATCATCAGCAAGTTTCATTTCCTTTAAGAAGTTTTCAAAGGCTTCAAGTGTGTAACTATATCCATCATTGCGTATTTCAAAATAGAACTGTTCTGGATCGTCGTAAGATTGTTCTACCTCATCAGGATAAACACCAGAATATTCAAGAGCAGCGATAACCGCGTCTTTGAGGTCTGTTTCATAAGCGCCATCAAGTTCTTCTTCCACCCCAGGTCTATAAATATATCCTGTTCCCTCAAGATAATAACTTATATCAATAGTGCCGCGAGCATCAAAATACATGTAATCAAATCCAGTTTGGCTTGGTTCTTGAAGGTCTATACTAATATTCTGAAAGTCATACTCTTCCAGCAGCGCGTCAAACTGCTCTGGTTGAGGTCCAGCGGGAGTTGAGGCTACGCTGTCTGCTGCTGCGGTTTGTAAAGTTTGAATATACTCTTCAACTTCATCGTCTATTAACTCTACAGCATTTTCAATAGCAATCTCATCGTCGTCGATATATTCTGTAACGCCAAGTATTTCTGCCGCTTTCATTATCTTATCGCGATCATAATTTTCTTCAAAACCCGTGTCGCGTTCTTCTTCAAAGGATACGATTTCACCGCTAAGGTCTGCTCCAAGGATTGTTTGACGTATCGCATCATTAAACACCTGTGGAGTCATTCTATCATCTGTTGCTTCAAAGTATTCTTCAAAGTCTCCGTCGCTGTCTATTACAACAGCAATCTTTTTATAAGCAGGATCTATATCTTTATTCTTTGCTAACAAGAAAAAGAATGCTTTACCATCTTGGGTGTATTGATCGAAGTAGTTTCTGGATTGTGTTGCGGAGATACACCATCTTGTTTCACGTCCAAAGTAACATGAACCTTCCCTTGTAAGAGGGCGAACAACTTTGTGAAAAGGAGTGTCTGCTACAAACTCGGTGCCCTTTATTGCCTCTTGCTTTTCTGCTGCCTCTCTTGCCTTTTCCGCTTCTCTATCTGCTTTCTTTTGTGCTGCTCTGTCTATGACACTTCGAAGTTCGTGATATGCTTTTATTGCGTTTATATCTTTAAACTTTGCGTCTTGATCGCGAATGAAAGGCATTAGTTTATGATACCTTTGTATCAACTCGGCAGCGTTGAAGACCACAGCAGGTATACGGCGGTCGCCTCCATCTTCCATATATCCCAAATCATCTAACAAATCAACCGTAAGTCTGGCAGCACCCATAAGATACTTTTGGTTTCCAGATGGGTCGGCGTCAATAAGCAGATCAAGTAAAGTTTTTTCACCTACAGGTTCTGCGCTTTGCTTGGCGAGAAATGGATACTTTTTTCTTGCGTCGTCAATACGACCTTCTATGATAAGTTGTTCTTCGGTGAGGGTTGAAAACCTTTTAAAGTTTTCTAGTAGCAGTTTCATTCGCATAAAGACTAATCTCCGTGATATAAATAGTCTTTAGTTGCCGAAATGGGATATCAAATCGGTATATCCACCAATAAGTTTTTGCATTCCGTTTTGACTTACAAAAACCATTGGCACTGTGTGATAGTCATGAAAGTCTTTTAGGTTCTGTAACCTTTTAGGTTGGTCATCTAAGATATGAATAGTGTGACCCACTTTCTGTCGAAACAGTTCATCTCTTGCCTGCACACAAAAAGGGCAGTTTGTTTTCATATATACGGTATAATGCTTGTTATCCATTGAGCAGTTGCCTCCCTGATTTTAGTTTTGATTCTACAATTCCAGGCGAACCAACAACAATGAACTGTGAGCCGGTTGTTCCGTTGTCTACTGTGACTCTTGTATATTGTTGTCTAGGGTCCATACCCTCAATAGATTTACCTTCGTTTATTGCTGAACGGGTTGCGTGATCCTCTCGCAGCATTACAACGTGACGAGGGTTTACAAAAACCTCTCTTAACTCATAACTTCTTGTATTCTTAACAACTTCTACTAGCTGTATCATTTGTTGCCTCCATGTAATCTATTTTTCGTAAGTCTTTTTTATTTATTGATACCCTCTCATTATGACGTAAAATTGTCGCATGACCATCCCATAAATCATTTTGAGCCTGTATTACCAAGCCATAAGTAGGAACTTTAGTTCTTCCCATCATAAAAGCTTGATATTCTATTAGTGTGTTGGCTGGAATCCAAACCAAGTCCCCTGGTGCTAGACTATGCATCAGGTTCCTGTGGTTGTGGTGGCTGCATTTCTCCATCCTTAATTCCCTTATAACCTCTAAGAATGTTCAAAACTTCAGCGATTTTTGTCTGGTGGTCAACATAACAATCCAAGTTGTGTTCCAAAGCGGTTATGATATGTTCTACGTCTGCTTCATTAAAACCATTTCGTAAAAAGTGATCGTATATTTCTAATTTTCTGCCTAATGTGTCGGTTGACTTGAAATAAAGATCAGACATCTCATCTAAGACTTCTTCTAAGTCAACTGTATAGCGAATGTTTACTTTCATATAAACTCCTTAAGGTAATAATATTTTATTTTTTGTGTTTTGTCAAGTATTAAAGAAGACTTTTATAGATGGTGGCGACTGAAAGGGATACGACGGCTGCGACAACCATCCAGATAATTCTAGTGCTCGTGTCTTTCCAGCTTTCTAGTTCACGTAAACGAGCATAGAGTCCAGAGTCGGGATTATAAACAGCCTCTTTGATTTTACCGATATCATCAGCCATCTCTTCCTGTTTATCTTTTACCGTATCGATTGATTGAATCATTTGATCAAACTTCCCATTCATTTCAGCCCAAGCAACTGCTTGGCTTACGTTAGCTGTCTCGTCACTCATTCTATAAGCCCTCCCGTGCTCACTTTATAAGTAGTATCAGACTTCAACAATCGCAAAGTTTGACGTGATAAGTGTGCCTGCTACAGATACAGAATTTTGTAAAGCGCAACGAGTGACGCGAGCCGGATCTATAACCCCTCGTTCTATAAGGTCCACCATTTTGTGCTCACTAAAATCATAACCAAAGTTTTTTTCTTGCCTTTCTACATCGAAGACGATAATATCTGGTGATTCGCCTGCATTAAGACACATCTGTCGTAGAGGTTCCCTGCAAGCACCTTGAACTATCTTAACTCCTAACATTTGTGTTTCGTTCTCTACTTTATCTTCTAAAAACTCTACCATTTTTTGAGAGTTTTGGACCAAGAAAGAACCTCCACCGGGTAAAACACCCTCTGCTTGTGCGGACTTGACTGCTTCCAGCGCGTCTTCTATTCTATGTGTTTTCTCAATCATTTCGATCTCGGTTGCGGCGCCGACACGAATAACTGAAATGCCTGAAGCAAGACGTGTGATTCTTTCTTGTATTTTATCACACTCGTGTAAACTTTCTGTGTCTTGTATAATTGCTTTTAGTTTTTCTATCTGTTCTTCGACATTATCAAGAGAGCCTTTGCCGCCGAGAATGGTCGTCCAGTTTTTTCCAACCTCAAGTTTTTTTGCTTTACCAAAATCTGTGAGCTTGACTTCTTTTAATTTCTTGCCCATCTGTCTGGAGACAAAAGTAGCGCCGACTGAAAGTGCAAGGTCTTTTAGAATGTTCCTTCTTTCCTCACCGTAACGAGGTGCTTTGATACCACATACTCTCATGGTTCCACGCATGGCATTCATAATAAGAGCGGCGAGTGCTTGACCCTCAATGTCTTCTGCTACGACTACAAAGGGTCTGCCTTCCCGTGCTGCGATTTCTAGTGCGGGTAAGAGTGTTTCTACGGATTCAATCTTCTCGTCTGTAACTAGAATGATGGGTTCGTCGTAACTTACAACACCACGTTTCTCGTCATTAATAAAAGCTGTTGCTAAATAACCGGAATCAAAGCGAAAACCTTCTACAAGGTCTAGGCTTGTTTCTACAGAACGTGCCTCTTCAATGGTAACTGAACCATCTTTACCAGCAAGATCAACTGCTTTTGCGATAAGACGACCAATAACTTTATCACCATTTGCCGAAATAGTGGCGATGGATTCAATATCGTCGATTGATTTAATAGGAGTCGCTTCCTCTTTTATTTGATTGACCAAATGATTAACAGCGAGATCCATTCCTTTTTTTAATTCTACTGGTGCGGCACCAGAGGCAAGATACTTTTGCGCTTCACGATACATCGCATAAGTTAAAACAGTTGTAGTTGTTGTTCCGTCGCCTGCTTCTTGATTTGTTTTTTCTGCTGCTTGCTTTACGATTTGGGCACCAGCGTTTTGGAATGAGTTTTCTAAATCAATGAACTTCGCAACCGTCACGCCGTCTTTTGTGGCGATTGGCATACGATCTTTTTGATGTAGGATCACAGTGCGACCTTTGGGTCCAAGGGTAGAAGCAACGTTCGTTGCAATAGTTTCTATACCCTTTTCAAGTTGAGAGCGTAAGCTCTCCGAGTTACTAAATTTTTTCATAAAAACACCTCTGCGGATTATTATATCAGGTTATTGAGTTTTGTCAACCCCTATTCGCCTCTTTTTTTAGGATAAGGTAAATTTATTTTCTTTGGGTTGTTCTCGGCAAACAACTGTTTAAGTTGCTTTGTTTCTTTTTTAGACCGCCCAAGAATGTAGCAATACTTGTGCTTTGGTGGAACGGTTCTACTAATGCAAGAAGAACGATACTTTTCTTCTTCTTGTTTTATTTTTGTTTTAGTGTCGGCTGGAATGATATCCCAGTTGGGCGAATACTTTTTCATCCAGCTTTTCCATAGGTCTTTATCTAGTCCCATGTTCTCGGCATACATTTTATATTTTGACTTCTTGCGAAAGTCTCTATCACTAAACCAACCTTTGTTTGGCTTGGCTGGATCAAGGTATTGTTTTGCTGTGCCGCTTGTTTGACCCAGGTAAGTCCAGTTCATTGCTTGATAAATGGTTCCAAGTTCTTTTGCTTCTGGGTCTGAATAGGCTGTAAAGATGCGGAAATCTGTGTTTCTTACCATCCATTTAACTGACTGTGAGACTATCCAAGAGCCCAGGTTCTTTGGAGCCCAACTAATGCTAGCTCCACGGGCTACTAACTTTTCTAGATCACGGTTTTCTTTTCCTAAAAGGTGACTGAAAGCGTTGGGTGTCGCCATGATAACCACGCCTGCGAGAGCAGAATTCTGTTTCAGTCTCGCTGTAAAGCGGTGAGTTGGTCGGTTTGGAATGTTCCCAAGCCATTCGTGTTTTTTGATAAAGTCTTTTATTTCTTCGCATTGTTTCTTATCTTCTTTGTCTACATAACTGAACAGGAAGTCATCAACAGATAGTTTTTCCATTTCGTTTTTAGATAGACCAATGGCTTTGAGGTCGTCTTCTAGGTTTTGTAAACGAATCTCATATTGCCAGCAATGGTCTTTTGAATAGTTTTTAAAGCGTTCTCGGACGAGCACTTATTCCTCTTCTGGGTTTGGTAGACTTGGAAATATCTTCTCTAATGATTTTGTAAATCCAGGCTTGCTATCTTTTGCAAAATCCGCTCTTAGTGCAACCGTGTAAGAATAATTGGGACCATGATATTTTATCCTAAATAGAGCGTATGCTCTTTTCATAGCACTAGAAAGTTGTGGCAAACCTGTCCCTTTATCTTCTACTAGTGAATAAATGTCATTCCCAAGTATAGCGTATGTATCGCCCTTTTCTCCGTAATATTCTTGTATTAAATTTTTACTTATTTCAAATTCCCTGACATTCCCACTTAAACTTTTTTTGCCTCTGGGCTCTCCAAGGGTATTCCAAAAATCTTCTGCCCCTTTGCTATTAATCATTGGACCGGTTGGGAACGGTTTATTTGTTGCTGGTTTTATTTCAGTGTTTAAGGAAACTTTTATTTCATCAAACACTTTTTTCATTGTCTCGGTTTCTTTTCCTCTTTTTTTCGGGGCTTTTACCCACTGACCTTTTTTACCTTTTTCGTTTTCGTATTTTATTGTAAACTGACCGAGATCTACTCTACTGCCTTTGCTTGTTTTTGTTTCAAACGACACAAGTGTTTTACCCGTAGTTGCATCCTTAATGACAACATCACTTTCTCCAGTAGATCCACCCTCGGCAGTTGCAGTTGCATCAACTATGACATCAGCAATAAAATCATCTTCTGCCATTCTATCTGCCAGAAAAGCATTGATTTGGTTTGCGACTGTTTTTTCAAAACTATCGCCTTTTGATGCAAGTGTTCCACTGCCGCCATGCTTCATAACTAATTTTATAAACTGCCTTTTTCCACCTTTTGTGACAAAATAATAGTTTGTAAGACCATCTCGTGATAGTCCCGCACGATAAGGTTCTGTTTGGGATATGATATCTGCACCCATAAGGGCTTTTATTATTTTGTGTCTATCTTGAAGTGGTCCGAAATTATCTAAAACAATAGTTCTTTTTCCACCTTTATAAGTGGCACCTTTTGGAAGTGGAGAAACTTGTGCTATTTTTCCTAATAGAATACTTGCAACTTCTTCACCGCTCAAAGACGAGTCAAGTTCAAAAGGATCTTCATCTTTCTCTTCTTGTTCTTTCATAACCTCATCAAATATCTCATATAACATTTGTTTTGTCAAGGTTTTTGGTTTGGGAGCAAAGTAGTTTTCTACGAGGGTTTTAAGATCGGACATATTATAAATAGTTCCTTATACGATGATGTCAGCAATTCCGTATTTTACTGCTTCTTCTGCGGTAAGGTAAACGTCTAGGTTTTTACCAAGCATTCTTTTTAGCTGTTTTTCGGTCAAGTTTGTTTCCTCGACCAAAGACTGAATAAGCTGCTTTTGAATCCAGCGAGTCTCGTCCATTTCGTTTTCTAATGAGTGAATAGTTCCTACGTGTCCGCCGCGAACAGAGTGCATCATGACTCGGCAGTGTTTGCCAATCTTACGCTGACCTTTTGTTCCTGCCGCGAGTAAAAGAACACCAGCAGACATAACCTTACCTAAACCAAAAGTTTCGATAGCGCACTCTTCGCGAACAATACGCATAAGATCATATATACCAAACATACCAAGAGCGTCACCGCCCCAAGTGGAAACATAAAATGTAATCGGTTTTGGTTCTGGCTTTGGTGGTTCTTCACCTTCCTCTGCTGGGGGCATCCCCAGTGGAAAGTCTGTATTAAGATTTGCTGTGTGCTTTAGAAAAAGAAAGCCCGAACAGATGTCTTCAACTTTTTCTTCATCTAGATCGCCAAAAAGACCAATAGTCCGTAGAGGCTCTGGTGTGTTGGCTGCGGCAGCCATTTGAAGATCGGCAAGACTTATAGTTTCTTTTCCGTCTTCACCTTCTTCTTTATTATTTTTAATCTTCAGCATTTGGATTGCCCTCCTTTTTGACAATGTAATCACCGTCTAGAACACCCATATAATGCTTTTCTAAAGTGTTCATGACTGTTTCCCATCCATCTATTTTAAGGGCAGAGCGATAACGAGAGGGAACAGACTCATTAAGACCTTTAACTGCTTCTTTCTTCCATTCTAATAAATCCGCTTCATCTGTATTTTTTAATATCTTAATATGCTCTTCATCGTGTTCGTTTGCCTTTAAATAAATATATTTTGCAGCAGTGATTGTCGCCCACTGCGTATAGGCATATCCAATAAGTTTAAAAGAAAGCACTTTAATATCATTTAAAAATTTTACTTTCTTATAAAAAGAGATGGATCTATCTACGATTAGATAGACAAATCCACCCAAGAAAAACCAAAAGATCTCTTGCATTAAAAACCTCGATTAAATACTTGCTATATTTATTTACTTGGACTTTTTCAAGCCTTTAAGACGTTGAGCAACACGACGGGCAACTTCGTTAACCATGTCTTCCATCATTGGCTCCTCTTCCATCTCTTCTTCGGCGTCCATTTCCATGTCGTCCATAGGCTCGTCCATATCACCCATATCAGGTGCTGGCATTTCCTCTGGTGCGTCCATTTCCATAGCTGCACGAACTTTGTCTGCTACTTTAAGGAAGACTTCAGCTTCTTCGTCAGTGAGAGTGAGTTCGCCCATATCACCGGCGTCCATATCCATTTCTTCTTCTTCGTCTTCGACATCTAAATCCATCTCCTCGTCATCTTGCATTGGGTCATCTTTCATAGCGCCATGATCCATCTCTTCAAGATCATCTTTCATCTCGTCATCAGCCATTGGGGGTGGGGTTGGTCCTCTTTCCTCAAGATCAACATCTTCTTCCATGGGCTTATCATCTTTGTCTTCTTGCTTCGGCTTCGTGCGTTGTTGATCATCAGCCTTTTTGGGGGCGCCATACATTTCGTTGACAAAACCATCTCCAACCACTTCCATGTTAGCAAGTTTCATGAAGCGACGGATGGTTCCCTCTTCAAGTAAAGTCTTTTTGTCAGACATATTCAATCTCCTTTTTAGATGCTTGGCATCTTTTGGTTTGGTTTATGTGTTATAAATAGTATCTTCTAACTCAAAATTTTTCTTTTTTAATTTCTTAAATGCTTCTTTTTCTATTTGAGAAACACGGACATATGATATACCTAGTCTCTCGCCAACTTCTTTAAGACCTAATCTGCCATGTTTTTTTACTGAAATCAAGGTGCAATTTAAATCTTCACCATATTTTATCCAGAGCTTACAGTCCTCTTTTTTACATATACTGTCGTTCTCCATGTTGTCTGCGGCACATTTTCTCATATTATTCCTCGCTTTCAATTAAGTCAAAAATGTTTTCAATATCATCTGGATTTAAACCAAACTTATTTTTTATTTCTTTTTCTTTTTCAAGTAGTTGACGATTTTTCTTTAGTTTGTGTTTTCTCGCCATCATGCTACTTTCTTTAATTTTTTCTATGAAAGGCTGAAGAAGCGGATCATCTAAAAGATAGCCTTTAATGTATTCATTAAAAAACCAGAACTTTGTAATGTCATCGAACTTTAGTTTTATTCTTAAATTTGTATCTAATGTTTCCAGACTATCAATGGTAATAGTTTTCGCTTCTTCGGGCTTTGCTTTTCTTTTTTTCATTTAGATAGGATGTGAGTTTTACTTTCAGATAATCCGGCTGTAGTTTGTCTTGTCCACTGGGCTTTAGTTTGTAGTTCACTAATGGATCTACAGCCTGAGTAAGATAAGCCAGATACCATGCCACCTCGAAGATCTTCTAGAATATTTCTAACTGGACCTCTGTAATCAATAAAAGTGCTCACGCCCTCATTAGAACTATAACGACCGCGCCAATCCATTTGAGCGTCTTTAGAAGCCATTCCGCGATATCGCTTTTTTAAACCTTGTGGAAGTTGAACAACTTCTCCTGGGGTTTCGTCTGTTCCTGCTAGGAGGGATCCCAGCATAACAAAGTCTGCTCCGGCAGCCAAAGCTTTTACAATATCGCCTGCAGTTCTAATACCGCCATCGGCAATGATAGTAACATCGTGTTCTGTTTTTGCGCAATCAAAAATAGTTTGTAGTCCAGGTAGTCCATGTCCTGTTTGTATTCTTGTAGAACAAATAGAACCACCGCCAATGTTACAACGCACAGAATCGGCACCCCAAGTTGCCAATGCATTTATGCCCTCTAAAGTTGCAACATTACCCGCCATAATATGCACAGAGTCATTAAAAGCATTTTTTAAAACACCTAACGCTTCTTTCATTAAAATATGATGACCATGTGCTACATCAACACAAAGAACACTCACACCATTCTCTACGAGCGTTTGGGCTCTTTCAAAGTAATCACCGCTAACTCCAATAGCAGCACCTACTTTTTGAGCCCCTGCGCTTATAACTTCAGCGACCATTCCAGATTGTTCTTCTATCGAGTTATATCGATGAATAACACCTAAGCCGCCAACAGAATCCATAGTGAATGCCATTTCTGATTCAGTGACCGTATCCATAGGAGAGGAAACAATCGGAAGACCACAAGCTAAACTAGAATCTAAAGAAGAAGCTAAGTTAACCTCGCTCCTGCTTTTGATATTAGAATACTGTGGAACTAAAAGTACATCATCATAAGTTAGTGCTTCTTTCATTCGCATGTGCCTTCCTTTGCTTCTACCTCTTCAATAAGTTTATCGAGATACCAACGTGCTTTCTTTAGATCTTGTAAGGACTTACCTTTGTAGGGATGTCGAGTTACATATTTTATAATGTTAGACTCTGGGTAGTCCATTTTCCAAGAGCGGATATAATGGTAGGTTTCTATTGCCTGTTCGCCCAACCAGTTTATATTATAGTGATTTGGGCGATTAACTTTATCTTCACTCATCCTAGTTCTGACCAAGAACCTTCTATAAGATCAATATCCATTTCTTCTAAACTGTTGGTAAATTTATCCCACTCGTCAGCATAAGCTTTTTCAACATAAGAATCAAAAAGTAAATAAGTTACGTCCCAATCAAAACCCTGAAGACTTTGAACATAATCACGATCAAAACGTTTTGGATACTCAGGTTCTACACCAAACCTTTCGTTAAACATTTCAACTAAAGGAGTGTAATCATAATATTCCTCCCACATTTTATATTCGTTTAATATTCCTAAATCTTCAGCAACATCTTCATTGAAGATGAAACCTTTTTTACGCGTCGGACGAAATTTCATCTTTATCCTCCATATATTTTTTTACTAGTTGTTGTGCGTTGTCCCAGCACTCGGGGCAGTAAAGGTTGACTTTTTCTTCTTCTTGTCTTACGACAACGTTCCAACTCATTACTTGCTCACGATTTAGTTTATCAAAAGGCGCTTCACATGTCAAGCATTTATTTGGCAAATTTCCAAAAAGAGCAACTTTTGTCGCCAATTCCTTTTCTGCCCTTTTCTTTCCTTTTTTGGCTTGTTTGCGTCGTAATTTTCTTTCGAGACTCATTATCTGCTCCCAGTGCTACCCAACGCTCCATCGCCCCTAGTGCTCTCTTTGTTTAGCTCAGTAGAGTCAGAAACCTCTACAATTTCACATAAATTTATAGGAACTAGAACACCTTGGGCAACTTTATCACCATTTTTAAACCATTGAGTTTGCTTCCCCACGTTGTGTAAATTTACAAATATTTCTCCATCATATCCTGAATCGACAACACAAGCACCAACAAGAAGTTGTTTTTTTGCGGCGATGCTAGATTTATTTTTTATTTCCAGCATGTAGCCTTTTGGAATTTCTGCTTTAATTCCTGTTCCAAAAAGAAGTGTTTCGCCTGGATGGATGGGTTTGCTCGCAGTGACGCCCTTTTGCGAGCAGTAATAAAAATCCATCCCTGCATCTCCATCATGCGCTCTGGTGGGTAATTTTGCACGTTCTTGAGTGCGATATACTTTAAGTTCCATTTTTTCTCCTTATCCTAATAATTTCCAATCTTTAAGGGCACCCCTAGAAGAGAAGCCCCATTGTTCATCAAAGTTAAGTTTTGCCATGTAGGGTCGATTAACGAACAATGTATCTTTTTCTGGGTTTACGCCCCAGCAACGGATATCGGTCATCACACTATTCTTGTCTATTGTTTTGACAATATAATATGGGCGACCTTTTACTGTTTTCTTTTTAATTACTTCTCTTGGAATAAACCAAGCAACACCAAGATCATGGTCCCATTCAGAAATAGTTGGGACTTTGTAATAACTCAACCTTTGTACTATATCATCCGAAACAACCAATGTCAAGGGGAACATACCAGTAATATTAGTTTTTGTTTCAATATATTCATCTCTAGTAAAGTCTTCAGTGCCTTTAAACTCTTCTATGTTTTCAGACAATTTCTTTTTAGTCTTAGGTCTATTGTCTGCAACAGATAACCAAAAGTGCTTTTGATTTCTAAATCTATCATCCATTAACTCATCTACGGCTTCTGCTTTGATGAGGACATCCAATGCTTTCTTATTGAGTTTAGAATAGACAATCTCTTTGCTAAAGAGAAGCTCTTCAACAGAGTTAAATGGTCTATGTTCGATGATTTGTTCAATTGCTTTGTCTCCTAATCCTTTTATCGAAGTCAAGGGCTGGATGAGCGTTCTTTGGTCCTCGCCAATATCCCAGACAGAACTGGATCTATTGATATTAACAGGCTCTAACTTAAACCCAAACTTCTTTGCTATATTGATTGCTTTTTCTTTTCTACTCTCTGGTTCTTTGTCCAGAAAAGCTGCCATCCAACAATCAGGATAATAATTAAATAGCCAAGCACATTGAAAAGATATAATAGAATAAGAAACAGCATGAGACTTATTGAAACCATAGCCGGAGAAGAACTCAAACTTCGCCCACATTTTTTCTGCCCATTGTTCCTTTAAACCTTTATCGATACATCCTTGAATAAACTTAAGCTTTATTTTATTTTTTTGTTCGGCGGCTGCTCCAGTGCCCTTTTTAGTTAACAGCTTACGAAGCTTATTACCTTCATCAAGGGACAAGTCCTTACCGAGTCTGTGAGCCAACAAAGCAATTTGTTCTTGGAAGATAAGAAAGCCATAGGTTTCTTTTGTAACTTCTTTTACAATATCATGCCCGTAACGAACACCTCTTGGGTTTTCTTTTGCTTCTACAAAATCTTCGTGAACGTTGGCTGATAATGGACCAGGACGATAGATAGAAGTGATAGAAGCAATATCAATAATGTTTTTCGGCTTTGCTCTTCTACAAAAGTTCTGTGCGCCTTTTTCAGCAAACTGAAATATACCTGCCCACTTGCCTTTCCAAAAGACATTCTCATAGACTTTCTTATCTTTTAGATTTATACTTTCTGGATGTAAGTTCTTATCATAAAACTTTTTAATGTCCTCGAAAGTAGGATCTGGATTTCCTTGTTTCTTCAGGATATGATACACAGCACCCTCAATCATTTTCAGAGTAGAAAGACCAAGGATATCAAATTTAATAAAGCCCATCGGTTCTAGCTGACGAACATGCTGACCTTCGGACCAAGGAGTTTGAGTTACGCCGCCGGAGTTGATAAGCGGCATGTATTTATCCAACTCTTCGCCAATAACAACACCACCAGCATGGCGAGATACAGAACGAACCTCACCGACAAGTGCCTCTACGTGTGTCTTTATCTTTGGATACTTTCGAAGAAACGCTTTGAGGGAATCAGAATATTCCATTACCTCTTCAAATGTAGGCGCATAAATACCTGCTTTAATGCCATGTTTCTTTTTAGCAATGGGCGTTGCTTCAGCTAGCATTTTAGAAGTAACAGCATTAGACTCTGTAAATGGAACCTCATAGAACTTTGCTATATCTTTGATAAGAGAGCGTAACTGTAGCTTGTTAAAGTTAGAGATAGGCACAACTGTGTTGCCACCCCACTCATCAATCAGCATTTCTTTTAGTTCCATTGGATTCGACACATCATAATCGATATCAGGATAATCTTTTGAATCTTTCGTCATAAAACGAGAGAATAGAAGATTATATTTGATAGGATCAACTTGTGTGATACCAAGGGCATAAGCAACCAATGAACCTGCAGCCGAACCTCGACCGGCGCCTGTAAGCTGAACTTCTGTTGCTTTGTCAGCGATAGACTTCATTGTAAGGAAATATTTGCTAAAACCTCGCTCGCTGATTACATTCATCTCTTCTTTTAATCTTTCAACATACTCTGGGTTGTTTGTTAAGCCAAGCCCTCTAAGCCCATCCACACAAGCAGCGACAAGGGCTCTATCGGGAGTTTGCCCAGCGGGAACAACAAAGTTTGGAAGCCTAACGGTATTGTCGGGCATAAACTTTTCAATACGCTGGTGAGCGATTTGATGCGTTCTTTCAATAGATTCACGGATAAGATTATCATTGTATTCTACTCCTGCTTTTTGAGAATATTCTTTATATGCCTCCCACATTTGGTCGCCATTCTTTGGGAACAGTTCATAACCGATCTCTTCGACACCCTCTGGAAGTTCTGTGTTTGTTGCCCACTTCGGCATACCCCTGCTCAACCAACCTAATCTTTTGTAAAGTTCTCGATCTTTCCAAGCCGTTCTGTTTGGATAGTGACTATCAGCCGTAGAAATTAATTCGACGCCAAATTCGTTACAAACTTTTACAATTAGACGGTTTAGTTGGTGCTGTTCTGGCACATTGTTCCATTGAAGTTCGCCATACCAGCGATCGCCAAAGATATCAACCATGTTCCTGGTTGTGTCGCGCATAGCGTTAAGTACGGCTTCTTCGCCTTCTTCACGGTTTTCCCAGAAGTTTCCAGCGTATACACCACCAAGACAGGCTGACGCAGCGATTACACCTTCGTTGTGTTCTTTGAGCATAGCATAGTCAATACGAGGGAAACGATAAAAGTTTTCTTCTCTGTAAGACTTTGACACCAAAGAAAAGATATTGTTTAGACCTTTCTGATTCTGCGCTACTAGGATAAGATGGCGACGACGATTAAGAAGGTTTTTGACTTCTCGTTTGTTACCTTCGTCTTCAACAGTTGTTCCAGAGGCAGACTTGTCAATAGACTTCTTTGCCTTCTTGTCTTCTTTGACGCGCTCTAGCTCTTGTCGCCACTCTTCAATGCTGGGTAGGAAGTAAGCCTCGACACCAAAGATAGGTTTGAAGTCTTTGCCTTCTTTCATCATTTTTTGAGCGTGTTGAACCTGATAAGCAAATCCATTCATATTGCCATGATCGGT